TTCACAGTTCATGGGCTTGACAACTGACCAGCCAATAGCTTTCAGGAAGCTTGATCCCTGGGGATTGATGACTATGTTTCAAAGATTCCCAGTTAAGCAGACTGAGATGTTCATTGATATCTTGAAGGATAAAAACTATCCCGCGGCAGCTAAGTGGTTGGGAGTTCAGCTAGCATTAGGTGGATTCAAAGCAGCAACAATGGGCCAGGCAGGATGGCTAACTTATAAGCTTTATAAGGATGTTGAGCAGCAGTATGGAAAGCCGGCTGCAGATATCTTTCATGTAGGTTTGCCATCACTACTAGGTGTTGATCTTAGTAGTAGTATCCAGTTATACAATCCACCCTTTGGTGAGAACTGGGCTGCGCGAGTTGGGAACTTTGCTGCTGGTCCCTTGATGGGGTTGGTAGGAAGTGTGACTGGAGCTATGTTGTCACAGTCAGCACCAGAACCGTCAGCTCTAAAACGTGGTTATGAGTCATTGGCAGCTAGGATTCCTGCAGCGCGCTGGCTGAAGGCCTTACCAATGCTGATAGATGGAATAGATTACGATTTTAAGGATCCTGAGGGGCGCTTGAAATATAAGGGTGACTGGAGAGACTTGTTTAAGTATATGTCTGGATTTAAGCCTGCAGGTGGAACGATGGGAGTTTACGACCCCGGAGATCCACGCCAAATGAGGCCCGCGGAAATAGATACGTTTGCTGATGCTATGATGGATATGACTCAGAAAAGGAGCGATGTTTTAGATTATGCTGCAAGTAGGTATGGCCAAGCCTTAGCATCAGGCGTTGATCTAGGCGAGGATATTCAGACATTAGTCAAGAATGAGGTAGATCACTGGAACAACTTATGGCCTGAGTTTGCTATTAGTCAGGATGATATCTTGAATCGAGCTAAGGCAAGAAGCCAGACAGTTCTGCAAGGAACAGCTCAAAGGATTATGAAGTCAACACCTCCAGCTATTAGGAATTCGGAACTTTTTGCGCCTTCTCCGCAGACGTCTGAGCCGATTCCTCCACCACCTGGACTACCGTTTGAGTTCTTCGGAGGTGGATAAAATCGAAGGTTAGGCAAGCTAAGGCTCTTTTCTCTAGTTCTCTCAATGGAACCGAGCGAGGAAGGACGACAGTTATAATGTCAACTTGATCCTCAGAGAAGATGACAAGATAATTCTCGCCTTCCTGCTCGATTCTAGTACTCATGTTGGATTAGCGATTGCTTCTATTTCTACTCTAGCAAAGTAATGCAGTTCAGCGTCATAGCAGTGAGTTACTAAGACAACCTTAAAGATTCGGTTAGCTAATGCGACTCGCTCGTCGCGCCGAGGAATTGTCATCTGGCCTTCAACTACTAGAATCTCTCGGTTGTAGAGCCATTCTGTATAGATAATTTTCATAGTTCCTCCAATCTTCTTCCAGCAGCATTTCTCTTTGGAGGCCTACAGCATCTTATAGCAAGATCATCTAGATCAATGTCTAGTAGATCAGCAACAGCATGTTTTTTAGTGCAGCGCCCTCCACAGCCATATTTATCTATTTCGGCTTTAGCCTTCTCAGCTTTGTCTCGATCTGAGTGCAGCATGACACTTAGACCTTTATTGCAGAAAGCCAAGGAAGCATACTGACCATCACCAACTATCCAGAGCGGCCTCCATTCACTAAAAAGTGCTTTTGCCCTTAATTTAAACATTTCTGCCTCCTCATCTGTCCGGTTTCCGGACACCCCGAGCTATCCTTTCCCTCCTGGGACTAAAATCAGATAATATCGACACTCTAAGTTAGCGCACTGAACGACCGCGACTCGACACTTTCCGCCGCTTAGAATTGTTAAATCTCTTATCTTTAGTCCTAGCTTTAGTTTTCCGCAAGACGGGCATCGCCTGCCTGATAAGTTTGCCAGGAAGCTCCACCTCATTGCCATTACCTTTGTGACCTTCTTTGACGAGCGCTCTGCCCAGAAGGTTGTAATTAGACTCATCTAAAAATCTCCCATCAATGTCCTCGCTCTCCACCTTCCCATACTTGATGAAAGTACAGATAGCTAAAACGTGCTTGAGCCAATAGACCCCGAGGCACTGCAGAGGACTTATTCCAAGCAGCCCAGCAACAGTCTTAAAATTCCATAGCCTATCCTCCTGTGCATTGCCGACAGTATAATCATTCCCCTTGAGAATAATCAACTGATCCTGCTTCTCTCTAAACTCCTTTACAAGCGCCTCGAAGTCCTTGTTGGTCATTAGAATTCCCCACCCTCCAAAATAATGATCTCACCAATATCCTCAGCATCAGGCCCAACTGGTTCCTCGTAACTAAGCTCATCAATCTCAAATCTACGTGGAACTTTATCCCCTTGGACTAGGGTGACAATAACCTTAGCATCCTGAGGCCACTCTGCCAACTCAGCTATCAAACCTTGAACTGTCATCATTTCCCCTCCTTTTGAGCCAATAATCTAGCCATATTAAAGGTTTCCTGTTGCGCTAATTCATACACCTCCTTCAGTGCTGCTTCTATATAACTGAGCAAGAGATCCCTTGCTACAGTCGGCAGCTTTAGCTTAGTCTGCTGCTCCCACAAAGTGACAATCGCTTCTCCACTTCTCATCTTCCTAATCCTCTCGGCATATTCCCTTGCCATTTTTGTATGAAGCTAGGATCCTCAATCCTGAAGATCTTCGCTATTTTTCCTGATTTTGGATCCTTTGCGATTGTCTCAGTGATGGCATTGGACTGCAATAATGTGTCAAGAACACTCGCAAACTCCTGCGCGTTACAATAACTATAATTCCGCTTAAGTAACTCTGGATAGCTGACATAACCAAATCTTGCAGTTGCTGCCTCAATCTGCCTGAAAACTCTAATCACGTCCTGAGAGTTAGTAGCTGTTCCATGTCCTGCAAAGACGTTAGGTAATCCTTCATCTAACCAAACAACAGCTTCGATTGCTTTGGCTATGTCGATCTCCGTGATGATAAGAGGATCTTTGTCAGCCAAGCTATGAATCTGCGCGAGCTTTAAGATATGAATATCTTTTCTAGATCCATAACCTCTAAGTCTCTCATCATCATACTCATCCTCAGGCTCAGGGTGCTCCATGTAGTATTTCTTGTAAGCCTTGAAGCCATCATCACTAAACTGAAATGTTCCTTTTAGATTGCCAATATGCTTGAGATCAGCTACTAAGTTCTTTTGTAGCATTTCGTGTCCAGCACTCCACGTCGGTATAGGGACTCTCTGTCGTCTACCCGATCCCCAGACAAAGAGGATACGCGAAGTGAAACCCTGACCAACTGCTCCTTGTGGCAATACGTCCTTAAGCGTCTGGGTAGTCGACGCAGCAAGAAAATTGATAAAAGGTCCCTGGACAGTCTCAGCATCTCTAGAAATGGTTTTCTTTTCCCACTTAGTAGGGCAGTCATACAGGTCAGTAAGGTCCGCGACAACTCCACTTCCATAGGCGTCATGGCCCAGGAATACTCCGAGCTCACTTGCATAGATCATGACAGGAGAAACAATTTCAACCTCCTGTCCTCCATTCTCTGTTACGGAAATTTTTTTCTCAATAGCATTGCTTAAGTCTTTGATAAGGGCAGCGGCCGTGATCTTGTCGCTGAACTTCCTTATCCCAGCGTTTTCCGCAAGTGCCATCCCAATGCCAGTAGCAATACTTTTCCGGCCACCAGCTGGTCCAACTAGGATCACGTAGATGTTTGGGTATATCTTGAACATATTGAAGTTTAGGCATATCTGCCTCCTCGTGATTGCAGCTATTAGAGAACAGCCAGTCCAATAGTGGTAGCACGATGGACTCTCCGTGTCCAAGGTATACTCCATGTACGCGCGCAGCCAATTGTCTAGGTTTCTCATCTTTGTTATTGCAAGCCAAATCTATCATCCCCTGGCAGGATAACCCTTCGATCATCTAAGTGATCAGCCAGTTTTCTAAGCATCCTAGCGACACCTGGGCGCGTTGCATCACTGATCCATGTTGCTGAGGTATCATTGCCAAAAGGGAAAAGGATTAGAATATGTCCAACCTCACCCTTCCCGTAGCGGCCTGCAAGCATAGCCTTTATGTTGTCGCTCCAATGCCTGAGAGCTTCCTCCGCTTCTAGTTTGAACCGTCTGTGACGTGCTGGAGTCATCATCTTCCTCCTTTAATTGATCCAGTTTTTCTTGGTAAGTAACCATCATGGCCCTGTAATAGTTAACTTTGGCCTGATAGATACGGATTAGTGAATTTCTAGCGCGCTTGTTCATTTCACCCCCTTTAAGCCATTGACAGTAATCGTTCTTTTATTTTCTCTTCCTTAAAACAACCTTCTCGAGTTGCTCGCTCTTTCCATGCCTCATAGGAAACGTCTTCGCCGACCTTATACGCCAGCATTGCTCCCCAGCTGTAGCCCCACTGGAACTCCCCTGGGATATGGCAGTCTTTTCCATGGATAGTAAAATGGACTTTCCCTGCAGCTTCTTCAGAACGCTGAAAGAACTCCTCAGTCCGCTCGGGAGGGCCACTCGCAAGGAAAGAATCATGACCTTGTTGGTGCCACTTGACCCAGGGGCAGGTTTCCCAGAGTTCAAACATTGACTCGTTGAGGACGTCTGGGACAGTGGATTGCGGTACGTAAGATACCAAATCTCTAAGTACTTCATCAGGCATCTGGCCTGTGTTGGTGAGAGCGGATGCCGCCTTATAAGTTTGTCTAACCCTTCCCATAGGTGTAACAAGACGTCCTTTTGAGAGGACTTCTTGCTTTGTCCACTGCCACCATTGAGGGATTTCTGGGACTTGTCTGGCGTACTGGTCATAGGTCATCCTTGCAAAGTCAAATGGCACGTTGGCAGTTATTGCTAGTTTCTTATACTCCATCATGTAGTTGTAAGCATGGACTACTCGCTTAGCAATGTCATACTCTTGGGAGTCGGACTCGATCTCATTGGGCAGCTTTCTGAAAATGGCGCCACCGACGACCTTGTGGATCTTAATTGGAGAAGCAAAAACAGACAAGAGAAACTTGCAATCAGAAAGCCAAGCAACAATGCGAGCCTCAGCCTGGCTAAGATCTCGCTGCCAAAAGACTGAATGTAGTGGCGGACTGTACATGAGTCGCATAATCTTTGGGATAGTCTGAGGTGAAGAACCGCGCCATTTAGGGCTTTGCTTAAACGCCCACCTCCCAGACTTAGCAACACTAACACAAGCCATGTAGCCGAGATAGTGTTCACCATCACTATCAGTATCAAAGTCCACATTGATATAATTACTCTCTTTCGTTCTAAGATGCCTGATCTCTAGGATCATATTCAGTTGTGGTATATTAGGATGACCCGCCCTGAGTTCTCTAAGTGTATTTTCGTCGGTTGTGATAGCATCTGAGCCTCTCTTTTTTCTGACAGGAAGCCGAAGTTCTTCATATAGAAGAGCAGCGATTTGAGGAGTAGATTTGACGTTGATTGCTCTCCCAGTAATTCTATCAAGCTCTTGCTGTCGCAACTCTCGCTCAGTTTTAAGGATAGTGCCCAGTCGTTCATGCCAACTGCGATCGAGACGTAATCTATTCCGTTGCATTTCAAGAGCGACTGGTAGCAGACGATTAACTCGTTTTCTGTAGCATTCTGTGAGTCCAGCTTCATTGAGATCCCTCTTGATTGCTTGCGCGACTCTTGGAGTTGCCACCATGTCTTTACAGTTGTAGGTGAAAGTTTTCTCATCAGGTTCTTTCTTATTCCAGGTCTTTCCCTCATCCTTGTAGTAAGGATAGAAGGTGTAAAGCATGGTAGTGAAATCTAGTCCCTTATCAAATTCAGGATAAGCGACATTCATTGCGAGCATTGGATCGAAGTTGATCCCTCCTGGCTCTGCACCGTAGTCCAAGAGGTAATCAAGGTCATAAATAATATTCTGATTCTCAAGTAGAGTATTCGCTTGCATAGCAAGGCTGAGTTCTCGCCAAACGATACTCTCTTCCACCACACTCCATGCTGGGCCAGACGCTTTCTGAATAGGGACGCAGAGAGCGTACTGTGGCTTGGCATAACTCGATAGTCCAAAGCACCGTAGCGTGTCACCGACAGTTTCAACATCAAGTGTCCACGGCTCTTTGGAACTACCAATAAACCGGAGAAACCCAACGACTTCTTCCAATCTAGGTGCAATGACAAAGACATCTTCTGGCTCCTTCTGAAGGATACGAGGAGCGGTTGATTCAACTGCGACGCGCTTGAGTTGTCTGATTAGTATGTAATACCACTCCCAATTATCCCTCATTATGTATGCTGGGTGTAGGGCGGGTATGACTTTAAGTCCGTCAACAACTGGGCTAGTAAGGATACTTCCATGCCATTTAGTGATGCCGTCGGCGCCTGGGCATAAAGTCTTAAGAGCTTCATTACCGAGAGCAACCACGACGTTGGGCCTGTACCGTCGGAGTTCCGCCAAAAGTAGTTCACGCCACCAAAGGAGCTCTTCCGTCGGTTCTCTACGTCGCTTGGGATCTTTGTAGAAAACGCTAAAGTTATCTCCTGGAGGACGGCGCTTTGATACATTGGAACGATTGCAGCCATCAAAGTTGATGTTAGCATTTCTACATGCTTTTCGAAGTAGATTGCCTGACCCTCCCACGAAACCTTGAGGGTGGTGGATGCGAGGGGCACCACAATCTTTACAAAGTCCTGGGTAGTTAATTCCTCTTTTACATCTGGGGCACTCATGCCAAGAAACCTCCTGACCTCCAGGAGCTTCACCGATGAAGGTGATTAAAGCTCCAGGATTGATAGTTGGTGGACATTCAACTGTTGGCATTACTCATCTTCCTCATCACCGCCCAAGGGATCGTACTTGCTGGCTGGGCTTGCTGGAGCTTCTTGAACTGCGGCAGTTGGATCAGCGCCAAGGACTTTTCTAAGTCGCTCAATAATCCCGGCGTGGTAAGCTGGGTCTTTTTCACATAGAAGAAAATTTCTGCCTGTCTGAATAGCAGCTTCTCCCAGCGATCCCGACCCGGCAAAGAAATCTGCAACAGTTTCTCCAGGCGCTGTTGAAGTCTCAATGAGTTGCCGAAGGAGACTAACTGGCTTCTCGACGGGATGGACTTTCTTATTAGATGGCACAGGATCATGAGCGAGGACGTTTGATTGCCCTTGCCGTAGCAAGGCACGGTTACCTTTACGGCAAAAGAAGCATGCTTCGTAGCCTGAACCCCACCGAGTGTCTGGATGATTAACTTGGCCAGGCCCCGGTTTGACCCACAGAAGTGGGATAGGTTCAACTGTAAATCCAACGTCTGAGAGCATTTTGTAGACTTTGGGATACTGTTTGATGTCGAAGAAGAAGTAGGCATGGGTGTTGTCTCCTAGCAGGCGATAAGCCTCCTTGACCATTCTAGCAGTCAAGTCCATTATGTCATAAGTTGCATCGTCATAGATGGTTGGATGCGGAGAGCCTTTCTTGGTCTCACCCTCATCCAAGTTGATTCCATAAGGAGGATCAGTAATGACGCAACGTAAGCAACCATCAACCCAGTTCTTAGTGATCTGTAAGCAGTCGCCTAAGTGAACTTTGAATTCAATACCCTCAAGGTGATCAGTGCCTTTAGCTGCCTCCATCTGCAGCGCAGCAGCTTTGAGAGTTAAATCCTGGCGCCTCATCAATAAGCGCAACTTGTTATGAGCTTGAGTTTTATTTTTTGACTCACCTAATTCCGGTAGAACTTCCATTGCCTTTGCTAAGCGGACGTCCTCCCAGACCTCAGATTTGGACTCACCAATATGCTCAGCAACATCTCTTATGCCTTCTCCATATTTCTTGGCCCTGATCTCAGAGATACGCTTTCGAGCGACAACTTCGTCCTGCCACGATAGGTTCTCGCGCATCAAGTTCTCGTCGAGTTCCATTTCCTCCTGGTCCAAGCGATCAGTAACGTCATCCCTCATGGTAGCAGGGATCTCTGATCGTTTGAGTTTGACGTAAGCGCAGTAACGTCGGTAGCCAGCGACGATCTGGTAAGTGATGTGAGGCGGAACGTCCGGGAACCGGACACGATCAAGTGGACAAACTACTATGGGATTCATTAGGCCATGAGCTTGAATTGATGTTGCTAGTTCACTCAACTTGGCCTCGTTGATCTTCTGTCGTTGTCTGTCAGCAGGGATCAAGATTGATCTTAAGCTGATCATACTGATAGGTGGTGTTTTGTTTTCTACTGCAATTGCTTCTTCTGCCATTTAGTTTCTCCTCCTTTTGATGGTCAATTAGGGACGGGGCCACGGCTTAACGTACCCACCGCAGTCGCCACATCATCCTCCACAAGGCTCCAGCTAGGGAGTTTATGAGGCCCCTATGTAAACCCTTGAGCCGCACCCTATTAACCAGGAAGCATGAGGCAATTTAGACTGAATTAAGCATCCCTTGTTTTATCGGGTGCTGCCAGTTGCCGATCCCATGCCTACCTAGCTGATCTTACTTACTGTGCAGCTCTCAGGACTGCCGCTAATTGAGGTAAATTCGGTCGCTTGTCATCATACTTTAGCTTGCCAATAAACCTGAGTGTCTGGAGTTCCTCAGTCGAGAACTTACCGTCTGGCCTCCAATCATGGCCTATGACAATGAAGAACTTCTTGATCGAGAACGTCGGGTCAGGAGATGATAGCGCGCCTGTCGTTAATCCAAAGGCATGATATATCTTGTAATCTTGCCCTGCCCACTCAGGATCCAAAGGAGCCATTTCACAGTTGACATAAGGCTCTTTCTGCCCTGTCTTAGCGTTGACGTTCTTCGCTATTTTGACTTCCGCCTTGATGATGGCAATAGTCATTTCACGATCTGCTGGAAGTAAAGGCTTTTCCTTTACCTCATTCAAGTTAATATCCAAGTCCATTTTATTTCTTTCCTTTCTCCTCGATTAAAATCACTCGTGAATTGCTTTAGCTGCATTAGCCCACATCACAGCCTGCTGCACTGAAGTAACTGCTAGTGAGCGCTCTCTACAATCAGGACACAGCGCGTTGATCTTCCTAGCGAACTCTAGTCCGGCTGCCCTTAACGCCTCATACTGAGCTGGCTGCTCAGCCTTTGGTGCATGATAAGTGAATATCTTCACTAGATCATTGTCTGTCATTTTCCTTCCTCCTTTCTTTTAAGCTGCTGTCTTTAGCCCTTTCATCTCAGCGATGATCTTGGGCCAGATTTCCCCTTGCTTCTCTGTCGCCTTCAGTGACTTGAACGTAGTCCTGGCCATATAAACTGCGTCACTTTTCGTCCTGATAACATACTCAGGCTCAGTGCCAGCAGCTCCTGGTGCAATCTCACAGTGCCATATCTCATTGTAATAGCCAGGGACGGTCTCTGTCAGTTTGCCTGTAATAGCAAACGCTTTGAAGGTTCTGCCGCTATACTCATCCTTGTCATTGGCCTCGTGGAAGGTGCAGATGACATTGATCTTCTTCGAGCATAGCTTCTGTAAGGTATCTTTCACGATGGACTGCTGAGAGAGGTAATTTTGCAACTGAGGATTTGTCGTTGAAGGCTTCATGCCATCTAACATCAGCACTCTATTCATGACTCCCATAAGCATGAAGGTCATAGAATCAACGACAACAGTTCTAACTCCCTCTGACTCAATCCGTTGCATCTTCGCCTCAAACGCAGTCCAACCTCCTCCTTGAATGTTGGTATCTGTGTAGACGTCCGAGATGATATATTTCCATAGCTCCCGAGGAACCCTAGCCCGTAAACTTACAATACGCCGATCCCAGTCGGCGAAGTAAACAGGCCGGAATTCCTCGAAGCCCGCCATTAGCCCTGCTAAGGTGGTCTTACCAGAGCCACTCACTCCCCACACCGCTGCCCTGATAGGATCAGATGCAGCTGTTTCATCTAACGTAGGCACAAAAGATAGCTCCTTTCTTCGTAGCCTATCAAAACCTAGAAAGTTCGCGTTCATGACTGTTTCCCTATGAACTTCACTGCTGGAATGTCAGTTGTGTGCTTTAACAACTCTGGGTCTGGCGCTGGAGCTGCCTGCCCATTGAGTTCTGCCTCAGTCGGCGGCACATTCTCCATCTTGACCTCTAACTCTGGCACTTGGAGAGCTCCACGTTGCAAGGCGCCCCAGAATTTTGTCCAGGTCTGCTTGTTCGGGAACTTCAAAATACCAGGAGTGAAAGGTTCTCCGTCTATAAAGCCAACAACCTCAGCTTCCACCTTCCCATTTCCAGTGTCTTTCTCACCTGCAACTGGAGGAAATGGAATCACCTTCCTATTGAAGATCATTATGATACTCATGTTTATCACCTCCTTTCTTTTCTAGTTCTTGAATCATTTCTTGCAGTTCACCCCATTTGCGCTTATCGTACTTCCCTTCCTTGCTCTCCCCCCACACCTCGTGAAAAAGCGCCCAGAAGATTTCTGAGCTTCTCAGAGGGAGTGAGTCTTGGATGGTGGTATCCTTGTCCGTGGCCTCGCTTAGGGTGTTTTTTCCAGTACCTTCTACGCGTCTCTTTAGCTTTATTGTAAGCATAACTCATTAGAGATTCTGAGCCTCCATGCTCATTTTCTGTAGGCGCTCGTCTTCCAATGGAGTCCAGACAGCGCGCTCGTAATCTAAATCAATCAATTTAGTTCTAAACTCAGGAGTAGCGCTACAAAGAGCACGGTAAGAACATCCTCCAAAAGCTCCACAGTTCTGACCCCAGTCCTCTTGCCAGTCATTCCTTTGGCGAGATATCTCAATTCTATAGGCAGTTCGTAAGGTGTTACGATGCCACTGAGCCAACTGGGAATCAGACCAGTAGATCTCTTTGGTTTTGAAATACTCATCAATCTTTTTAGCCCCTTTAGTTTTAGGTTCTTTCTGAACCCAGATTCCGTGGACTAATGCGTATTGAGTATCGACACCTAGCAGTTCACGAGCAGCAATTGTATAGCCACAAAGGCCTTGATCCATTCTGAAGCCTTCTAGCCACTGTTCTGAAACAACCCAAGATGTTGTCTTGAGGTCATTGACGTAGAGTCGTTCGTGCATCTCAAGAACTCCATCAATAATCCCAACATAGACGACGTCCTTAGCGCCTCCATCAGTCTCAATCTGTCCAAGGTATAGAGCAAATGGGATCTCGATGTAATGGAATCTAAGCCCGAATGGTTCGTAGTGTTCACAATAGCCTTGGTAAATTCGGAGGGCATTGTTGAGTGATCGCTTATCATCCTGCATCACCTCCTGTTTCATTTCAGTTGGCATTGACTCCTGGTATGAGTGGATCAGGTGGCCGGCCCCAATCTTCAAGGCATCATTGTAAGTACGCCCATCCATCTTGGAGCGCCTGAACCACTCAATACCGGAGTGCATAGCAATGCCAAAGCCAGGGGCAGCAGCTTTTCCCTTTGCAATGACATGCTGTTCCTCAAACCACCAAAACTTCATTTCGCAAGCTCGGTAGGTTTTGAGGAGATGCGCGTCGACTATCATCGCTTTAGATAAATCAATTTCAGCCGCGAGGTTTTTGACTACCTCAGGCTTAGATATGTCACTTGCATTAAGTTCTGTAATTGGAGTGGCTTCCGTCATTAGATTAGTCCCTTCGCTCTAGCAAGCCACTCAGGAATATCAATCTCATTAGTCCCAGAATGGAGGATCTGTGATTTAGGAATCCATGCTTCCTTGTCACCAAAGTCAAATAATATAGATAATGCGGTTTCTGCCTTTTGTTCACAGGCTAAAGTAACCTCTTCCATGTTTCGACTACAAACAATAACTCCAATAGGTTTATCTCGCTCACTCATATGATCCCAGCTCCTTGTAATTCTAAGATCAATTGAAAGTCAGGTTTCCCCGTAGCCCTGAGTTTCGTTATGAGATCAGCTTTCAGCCCGAAGTCCTCGAGCTTGGCAGGCGCTTTCTTCACGCGCGATTTAGTCCGCGGCCGTCCAACTTTGGGAACATAAGTCCCGTCATCAACATCTATCTCCATCATCTTGGCAGCACGACCTAAGGCACGTTGAATAGTGCGCCGCTCCTGTTCCTTAGCGACAAGCTGATGCAGCTCGAGGTCGGACATTTCCCAGGCTGCCTTCTTACCTAGTTTATGTAGAAGGCTGGTCTGATTTGGGCCGATCCCCATCTTCTCTCAATCCTTCTAAGTGCTTAATGAGAAGTTTTCTGATTAGCTTGCTCATGTCTCCATGATCGGGACACTCCTTCTTGAGCAAGGCATATAAATCGTCTGGCAGGACAACCCTGACGCTTTTCTGTCCTTCTTTTAGAATGCTCATTATCCCTCATCTTCTTCCCCATAAACAGTGATCCTAGGGGCCAGTACTATGACCAACCCCTAGGAGTTTTAATCACTGCGACTGTCGATCAAGCGGCAGGCTGTTCACTTTTGATGATGCCAGCTGCTCGCAGGAGCTCTTCCTGTTTATCCTGACTGAGTTGTTTGAACTTTGCCAGGTTGGACTGAGTCTTCGGCTTGTCAGGACGGTTCGCGTCCCGATGCTCACGCTGGAGGTCGATGATGTAGGCTTTTGTCGCGTAGTCAAGCAATGTCTCTAAGCCCTTATCGTGGTCGACGGTTCCATTGTCTCCTTGGCCGAATAGCTGTACAGCCTCCTCGACGGTCTCAGGAATCTGAACCTCAATCTCTCCCAGAGAAACATTTTGGTTCTTTTCCTTATCCCGATAGCTTACAGGTACCTTCTCTGTCTTCATTTTTTATCACCTCCTTCCTTTATAACATTACTGAGAAGATGTTCTAAACCAGTTGGCCCCATACCTCCACACCAACAAGGTAGCCAAGTTCCTGGAGTCATACCATGTGGAGCTCGATGATGGCACTTTGGGCAGATGGGAACATCCGACCTGCCACACATTTCACAAGAGCCAAGCTCAAAGTGATTTTCGTCAAACTCATCGTTCATCATTTCAACTCCCAACATAACACATCGGGAAGACAAAGTCAATTGATAAGAAGCTCACAAACGCTCACAATTCCTCTCCACAGGTTACCCACAACTTACCCACAGAGTTACCAACATGTGGATAACTTGTGGATAAGCTGTGGATAGATTGTTGAGATCGACGTGTCCGGTTTCCGGACAGACGCCTCTAACTTATAGCTTATCACTCTCCTTTCCATCATTTAGAACCTCATGCATTCTCTGAGCTATCGCCGATAGGCCGACCTCATAGTGGTATGAGCAGAATTGGCCTCTGATCTTACCGCCTGGCAGCTTGACGATTTTGCAAGGCTGGAGCCAGCACCGCTCTCCACTGTCTGGGAAGATGTAATCGCACCTATTCTCATAATCTTCTACGACGATTCCTGGCTTTGCCACTTCAGTGTCCTTTCTGTTTAATATCTGCAAGGAAACTTTTATAGGCCGTAGCTGTCTCTATCCTAAGTATATCTAGTGCCTCAAAAAGACGCTTAGTTTCCTCACAGCACTTGAGATTAGGATCTTCTATGTTGTGATGGTTCTTGAATAGTGTCCAAGCCCCAATCACAGCTACCAATGTTATGGCTAAGTCTCTATACTCAAGTGGTATTGCCTGTAAGTAAATATCTTCCTCCTCAGCCTCACCGCGGTTTGTGCTGCGGTCGCCCTTTTCTGCCATCTGATTTTGCCTCCTCTACCAGTTTTAGAAACCTGACTGACTTATTGAACCTGACCAACTGGGATGACTGCCTCCTAAGTTCTCTCCTCAGTGTTTTGACAGGTATTGCCTCATGCTGCCATGAGTAGCCTTTTGGATACTTGTAGTGACGACTTACAATGTCGAAGGCATCGAGGACGTCAAACCGGACAGTTCCGCAACTAACACAAACTAGCGTCCTCTTGCCTCCATACCACTCTATGTAATCCCACTTATGTCGTAGGTCTCTACAAGTTGCAAATTGGGGTAGATAACTCTTAGCCCCTATTCCCTCAACCTTACCGTTAGTAGCCATTATTCAACCTTCCTTCCCTTGGGTGTCAATGCTACTTCAGATGCTAGGAAGATACGCCGGCCAATGAAGATCATCTCATACTCTCCATAAGGAACGATCTTAATCTCTGGACCTCCATTGACTGGCGGCTTATAAGGACCTCTCTTTCCTCTAGGTCCGCTCCTCCAAGCTGCAATTCTATCCTTGTAAGTGTTCCAAGGTTCATCGACCAGCAGCTTATATCTGCCGCTAGCGACTTTCTCTAGAATCCCATGCTTGACGAAGCGCGTAGTAACACTTGACTTAGTACTAGCATTTATACTAGGCCCAAGGTCAATAAGGTTGAATTCTTCACCTTTCTTAGCATGCCTTCCAATTGCTTGGAGGTAGCCTTTTGTTAATCCTTTATCTATTGCCATCCTCTTATTTACTCCTTTCTAGCAAACACAATGATCTGACAACTCTGCAAACCAGACTCCAATCCCTCGTCCATCAACGAAGACCTGGAGCCCACAGATATCATTATTACATCTGATAACAACCACCTCCCTTCCTGGATTTCTGCGCTTTATTGCTTCTAGCACACAATAGTTGCATTTAGTTAGCTCGCTCATTTCTCATCCTAGCTCCTCGATTTTTCGCTGGATCATCCTTCCTAATGCCACTTGGTCAACTTGATAGTTATCAGATTGTTCCCCTTCTCCATCAGCGACAAAAATACAAGCTTCCAAGTATTTCAATTCCTGGCGCGTCAGCAATAAGTAAGTCCTGGCTGGCTCAGGCTTTATCATGACCATTAGTTAATCACCTCCTTTCATTGCTAATCGAAATGATAAGAAAGCCCAGAGCAGTGAATTCAGGGCCCAAAAACAACAGAGCCAACTCTGACTCCAGACATTCATGCCTACGCCAACTCCACTGAAAGCTATCCCAATCAGTGCCAAGATGCTAGTTTTCACCTTTCCCCCTTTTTGAGTATTCCATCTAGCGACTGTGCCACGCCGAGCTTAATATAAGCATCTGCAGTCTCAGCAACCATGGTGGTGAAATCAGCCTTCAGTAAAATCAGCGTGACAAACTTGCCTTCATTATAATCTGGATGGCCGTAGATATCACCATACAAAGTACAAGGATTATCTGGATTATCTGTCACGTGCAAGCTTGAGTTAATCCACCAATCCTCCAACTTACATTCAATTTTAGGCATTTAAAGGATCCTTCCTCCATTGAGTCCTTTTCTTGAAAAACTCGAGATGCGTTTGGTAGATGATATTTTTTAGTTTAGTCCTCACAAACTCATCAGGCACGCGCTCAGGGTATGACTTCTCAAATGTTTCTAGCGCACGTTGCATCAGACCTTTGAGATCCTCCTCATCAATTAGTCTAGAGCATTCCTCGCAAGCGAGCCATTCATTCTGGAATCTAATTCCGACATCCTCGATCGTAAACTCTCCAGCACGATAGCTCCACTTAGCATCCTCTGAGTGAGTACAGAAATCGCACTTCTTAGCCAAAGGTCTCCTCCTTTCCAGGCTCTTCCTCCTGCTTGACGATGATAGTGAATTCATAATGGCAGTTCTTACACTCACCCTGCCAGGTCTCGTGGACAAGCAAGCCTTTAGCAGGATCAGGATTGTCACTGACAATCTGTGGCTCTAGAACAAATCTGCAGCCATCACAGATCAGCAATGGAGAGCGCGCAATTGATCTAACGGTTGACATTTTCTATGCGCTCCTCTCTCTGCTTGAGATACCAATCTCTGAGCTGCACAACGAACTCATCCCAGGATGGTAAGCATTTGGGATAGCCTGAGATCATATTAGTCCCAGTATGATCCCATAGTTTCTCTATCGCCTCGGCGGAGATTAGGATGGATTGGATAGCGCCAACGATTGTCCTATCGAAATCCCCTCCAACTCTCCCACTGATGACATTCAGTAATTTATCTGCTGCCTTTTCAGGGTTTTCTGCTGCCATTATCTTCTCCACCTTTCTTAAGCTTGATTGCTTTCTTAGCGAGCGTAACTTCAGAGCCATTGTTGATCTTATCCATGACGCCCTTCCACAACTTCTTGTGGTGAGTTGACATATGCTTAACCCAGATGTCTATGCTGACCCACTTATCACATGGAGTGCAGCTGATGTAGATCCTCATTCTAACTATCACCTCCTTTCACATACAAGCCATACTTGCGCCAATCCAAGCCAAGCTTGAAAGGTAAAGCCATACCCCTAAAAACTGCAACTCCAATGGGAGTTATTGCCTTGCCTTCTCGCTTGACAACCAACCAAGTTTTAGGAGTTTGATTGCGATGAGCTTTGGCATTACGCTTAGATCGCAAGTACGCCTTGAACTCGGCAACTGTCATTGCTGGTGAGTCAGCCATTACTGATAGGTCCTTTCTTTTCCCCAATCTGAGCCTTGATCAACTTGCTGGCGAGGTCCTCAGCCTCTCTTCTCTCATCCTTGTTGTTAGTGCGCTCACTGAGATTTAGAACTAGCGCTATCAGTGATATCAGCTCTTTTTCTGTCAGATCAACTATCATTCTTTCACCTCCTATCTTTGATAAGTTTTAGAATAATATTTTCTACCTTCTCATCAACTGTAGCCTCAATGATCTTGTTAGGATCAATTCCTTCTGCCTCAGCAGCTTTAACTACTCCAGCCCAACACTCCTGATCAAACATTAAGCCTTGAGCATTTACTATTGTGTCATCATCCTCAGGGATTAGGATTTCCCTGCAAAGTGGACATCTAATTTCAGCCATTATTTCACCTCCTTTCTCTCAACTTGTTTGAGTAATGCTGCAAAAGTATTAGGATCCAATGCTTTTAGTTTTTTCATCAACTCATTAGCGCCAGCTTCGTCAAGGGCTGGTTGTTTTCTAGGTTTTTTGCCAACTTGATTTTTGTCGGCATAGGGCAACTTTTCGATCTGAGGTGGTAATGACCAATGTCGTTGGCCTGATGGAGGTGGCAGCATCTCACGTTCATTAGCTCTATGTGCAGCTTGGCCTTGGAGGAAATGCTCGAGTTCGATAATCTCGTTCTGGCCACGCCAATACTCATCAGCGTCATTCATTAGAGGTTTGATATGAGTGTTGTAGAGCTCCAGGTATTTTTCCCATGTAGGCTTTAACGCGGCTGTGCGGCCCTGTAGATAAATCAATCGGTCAGTAGCTTCTTTTTCTTTGTCCTCCATCAATTTCCAACTATCCATCCATCCATAAGCAGTTGTCATTTTACCTCCATCCATGTTATTTAGGGCGAAATTCAACACGGAGATAATAATGCAGAAATCGTGCCAACTTCCAAAAACTGCCAAAAACTTACCAAAACTGCCAAATAATGCCATAGATTACCATTAGTAATTCCCTATTCTTACTAAAAATTGTCCAAAATTGTCCGATTATCTCGCTATATCTTGGAAATTGTACAAATGTGTCCGATTTTCGAGAGCGGTCATTTGTCCTCATGTTTTTTCATTACTCCTGGTGCGTCCTTGCCGAAGATAGCCTCCAAGGCGCGGTTGTCACGCTCAGTAGTTGAATCTGAGGGCGCGGGCGCTTTAATAGGGTCGAAGGTTGGTGATGGTAGTGATTCTATGATAACAGTCTCAGAGGCCTCATCAATTGCTCTAGCGCGCTGAGATGAAGTCATATGTCGCCATAGTTCAACGCAATCTGGCGCGCCGCAAGTTTTTATGTCTTTCCTGACGATTTTTCCTGAGCGACAAACTGGACAACTTCTGATAGGCATTTTTCTTCTCCTTCTAATGTTAGTTGTTAGTTAGAATTTTAGCCAAAAAAAAATCCCTGCCATAGGCCTCAACTATGACAGGGATATAGTTATTTCTCAATTTTCTCGGCAATTGTTAGCTGATGATTGATAGACCATGAGTTGATGTACTCATTGTTATCATCACCAAACCTAACAGACTGATTTGCTTGCTGCAGCAAATCGCGACACTTAGAAATGTCGCCTATGTTAGCATTGTCATCGAAGACAATGCGGACAGTAGTTGTGAGAACGATCAAGTAATCACCTCCTTTTTCATCAACTTTCAGGGCGTTGCTAATCGGTCAACTCGCAAGCTCGGGCTATTTATCTTCTTTATCACCGAAGATTATCTTTGCGAGATTGTCATTGAAAGCCTGCTCTCGCTCCTTGACGTGGGCAGCACAGTAAAACTTACAACTGCCTGGCTCCCAATATGACACTGGGCTCTTGCAAGTTGCGCCAGTTGGATAGACCCAATCGCAAGTTAGGGTCTTGATCTCAATAAACATTGAGCTTGATCACCTCCTTCCTAAGCCATTCTGCGATATCTCAACTCACCATAGTGATAACTGTTGCAACTCCAATGATCGACAACTTGGCAGCGCGCATAGATTAGTTCATAAGCACGCTCATCAGTCATCGGCGATCTACGCGGACTGACGGTGACGAACTGGAAGATTATCCAGCTCATTACTAATGACAGCAACCATAGTTCTAAAAGCATCATCTGTGACCTCCTGAGTGCATATTGGGCAATACTTCCAAGGCTGTTCTGGGCGAGTATCAACGTAGCAAGTTGATGAGCAGCGCTGACAGCGATGGAGTTTGTTAGGCTCGTTCATTACTTCAGCCTTTCTGTCCGGTTCCCGGACACATCGTTCTAACGCTCACAACTCTCACACTCACTCGCTCACGCTCTGTATCCAGACGCTCGCCCACTTCGAGATATGACTACCATTTCAAATTTTCTCTTATTTTTTTTTTCTTTTTTTTTTTTTAATAAGAGAACTACTACGAACTGATTCTGAGTGGACTTCGTACTACAAACTTCTCGGGCTGGGGGGATACAGCGTGTGAGCGAGCGAGCGTGTTATTTCTCACAATAGCTCACAATAACACACGCGCACTCAGATGTCAAGCTCACAAGCGCTCACAATCGCTCACATTTCAAGTCCCTCTAAATGATCGCTGGGCTAAGTGGTTGATGTTACTGAGCGTTTTCCTTTGGAGCGGTGAAGGTGATTTTAAGAGTCTCCAAAGTTTTCGCAACTTCGCTCTCGGGATTGGCCTTGACGAAGGCTTCCAAGGCGCGGAGTTGTTGACGCGCGCTCATCGTGGTTCCAGCTCGGATTTGGCGCTGTATCTCAATGGTGTAACTCGAGGTGATATAATCCAGCGTGTCTTCCTCGCCGAACAACTTAACGGCTTCCTCAGTTGTTTCAGGCATGTCAACGGTTCGGTCGCCAGCTAACACTTTGTCTTTCCCAGTTCCATTAAATGCTTTGATTACTACGCTTTTCATATAAGTTTGATCTCCTAAAAATCGCTTTGTATTAGACCAGCGATCGTTTAGAGGGACTTTCCGAAGGGAACAGAGTGGGCTTTTACGTGCAGGGCGTCACCATTCATCCGGTTAGGGATTTGCACAACCTGATTCCGGCAGGTTAGGCCGATTCGCCATCGGAGTCATCAACTCTTAAGTTATTGCTGATGACAACTTGTATATATAGCAAGTGCCATGCCGGAACTGAAACGGTCGCAACTGCCAACAAGCGCGTGCAAATGCCAAGAACTGCCATGCCACTTGACACTGTGACACGTCACGATTGTCAGAAATGTCAATGCCTGTCAAAATGCCAGCGACTGACCAGGACTACCAGAAACTTACCAGGACCGCCCATACCCTACCGTGGGGGGTCTGGCACGAATTTTGCGGGGAGGAGGGGTGGGGGAGTCCCAGATTCGCTTCTCTAGAAATACATTGTGTGAGCTATCTCACATAATTGTGAGCGCTTTAGTTGTTGACTTTCCTGATAATTTGTGATAGTGTGAGTTGGAAATGGAAAAGTTGCCACAGGCGTTACCGACACTCGGGCCAATCGTTGTAGATGGGAGATCACAATCGACAGGACCATCTGTCCGGGAACCGGACGAATACCACTTAGACCAGTTAGTAGCAGACGGTCTTTCAACAGCCAACAAAGAGCTCCCTGGCCCCCTTTCCGCTGAAGAGCAGAAAGCCTTAGAAAGTAATGGTAAGTGGGAGCCATCGGTGCTGCGGCCCAGACACAGAGAGATCCTCAGGAGAATTCTAGAAGGAGCTACTTATGTAGAAATAGCTGAAGCAATGGGCATCCATAAGCAGACGGTGATGCTAGTCGCCACATCACCTCTTTTCAGGGCAGAGCTGACTAAGTTGGAATCCGAGGCTGATTTCAACATCGTTCAGAGAGCCGAGAGCATGAGCAATGAAGCTCTTGATAAGCTCAAAACTCTAATGAGGTCAGCTCGCTCTGAGTTTCTCCAGAAGGCTGCCGCTGAAAGGATCCTAGACACAGCTGGTTATTCTAAGATCGAGAGAAGGATTGTTGGAGTTGTCAGCGGCGAGGACGTCATCAGAGAACTTAATAAGCGGCGCAGAGAAGCTGCTGAGGGCTCTAATGGGAGTCATCAACCAGCGCGCCCTCCAGAACCTCCTCCTTCTGATACTGATCAGCCACAAGAACTTGAATGGGTTAAGGATCCAAGACAAATGCCTGGTGATTGGGGCCGAGAATAATGGGTCATGCACTTGACGACATACTGGGACCGCAGGCGGCTGAGAGGCATAAGGGCCTTGTTGCGCCGAAGATCCTCGCGAGCGAACCGCAGCCATCACCAAAGTTCGACTGGGGTCAAGCTACTAACAAAGCTGACTTCATTGCTCACAACATGGAGGTCTATTTCGACAATCCTTGGGCGATGGTTGAGGACGGCCACATCTGGACTTTGGACGAAGCTGATAAGATAAACCCAGTAAAGCAAATGCCCTGTGATCCCTGGCTCCAATGGACAGCATGGAAGTGGCAGCAAGAGGACCTCATCTCTCTGTTCAAATCTCGACGTATGATGATCTCCTGGCTCTTCATCTTCTTGCATCTCTGGCTAGTGATGTTTAAGGAAGGTCGATCAGTCTTCTTCGTGTCTGACAAGGAGGAGAAGTCAGATGAGCTCATCGACAGAGTGGAGTTTATCTACAACCATATCCCCGACGACGTTATGCTTAAGCCTAGAATCAAACGGACTTATTGTCACTTTGAGGTACCAGGACTTAACAATTACATCCTTGGCGTGGCTCAAGGCGCCCGACAATTGGCTCAATATACTGCTTCGGCTCTCTTTTTCGACGAGTTTGCGCACTGGGAAAGAGCTCGAGAAACATTTATGGCGGCTAAGCCAACTATTGATGGCGGTGGAAAAGTCACTCTTGTCAGTAGTCCCAAAGAGGGATTCTTCAAAGAAATCTGCTTTGATCAGGTTAGATGAAAAGGAGCAACTATGAAACGCTTAATGCTGACGATTGGTTTCCTTATCATCCTCGCTCAGCCTTTGCTTGCAGCTCAGGTCAATCTAACTTGGCGTGACAACTCATCTAATGAGAAGGGTTTTAATATCCAGCGAAAGTTATTCCCTGAGCCAGTCACAGCTTACACGACAATAGCTACCACAGGCCCTAACACTGCTGCTTACATAGATACGACAGTCCAAGTTGGTGTTGTTTATTGCTATCGAGTTAATGCCTTCAATGACTCTGGCATAAGCCCGTGGTCACCTGAGGCCTGTATGCTAGCAACACCTGATGGACTAGTGATCATCTATACTCCTTGACAACGTGATGTTAGCAACAGTTGAAGAACTGACAGAGCAGAGCGAGATAGCTGAGCCCGATCTGATCGGCTATAGGATTTTATATCTACAAGGTAGGATTGCGCAGCTTGATGCAATTGCTGAGCATCACTGGGATGAGTTAATCCCACCAGCGCCAATAGTTAACTTACATAATGAAGTTAATGAGTTTGAGAAGAAGCATATTGTAGAAGCACTTAGAGCTACCTTTGGAAAGCGAGAGAAGGCAGCTAAGCTTCTAGGCACAACGCGCAGGGCACTTGAGTATCGTTGTCATCAGCTTGGAATATTGGAAGGTGGGAGGAAAGATGTTGGGAGCGTTAAGTCCTCTAGGCGTATCATGGTCCCTAAAGTCAATAATAGCAACATTAATCTTTAGTGGTTGCACTTACGGGAGTTACTCTGAGCGTTATCCTTTTCAGTCAGGCTTTGATGGAGGCGTTAGTCCCTCCTTCTGGACTCAGAAAGTCTTGATAACTGGATGGGGCTTTACTATGGCCACTCCATATGGGCCTTTCAATATTGGTTACTTACAATGGCAAAGAAACATAGACCAGCCTAAGGAGCCGGCCAAACCAACTGATGCAATTCTAGCTGTTCCCAAATAAAGGAGGATGCTATGAAGAAGAAATATAACTTTGAGAAATCAGAGAAGCCTAAGGATAAAGAAACCAAGGCTGACAAAAAGAAAGAGAAATTCAAGAAAAAGAAATGAGCTATTGGGATTCTCTGACAGAGGAGCAGAAGCGTTATAGGCTAGCGCGTTTCAAATTCCTCGAACCAAAATGAAAATCAGCTCCTTAGACATGCCCTCAGTTGTTGAGGCTCTCGGGAAAGTTAAAGAAGAACTTCCTGAGGCCTTACCAATTGAGGAAGTGATGACAGGCCTTAAGACATGGCACAATCCTATCAATAGGTTCTGTGTCATTAGGCTGCATAGGACTGCTGATCCTAAGAAAAGAACTAAGGAGTGGGTCGAGAAAACTCGCGCTGGCATGGATACTGCCAACTGGTTGCGTGAGTACGAGTTAGTGTGGGAAGCGCTGAATGGCAGGCCTGTTTATCAGGATCAGTGGGGCTCTGAGTTCCACGTCTCAAAAAGCTCACTGGGATGGAATCCTCAGCTGGTGGTCGGCAGAGGTTGGGACTTTGGATTATATCCTGCTTGCATCTTTGCCCAGTTATTCCCACACTCTCGCTTAATCATTCTGCGAGAGGCTGTAGGTGAGGACATTGACACCGAAAGATTCATCTATGAAGTTGACCGTCTCAGTAACGAATGGTTCCCAGGCGCCAAGTTTAGAGAGTTTGTCGATCCTACAGGCAAAAATCGAGTCGGGACTGATGGCAGAACTTATACCAAGCTTCTTACTAGTAAGCCGCTTAGAGCGAAACAAATCCATCTCGGGGCCAACGCTCCAGCGCAGAGACGAACTGCTGTCATCGACTTTCTTAAGGATAATGTCAGGGGATTACCCTGCTTTCTTGTAGATCCGTCTTGTGAGGTTTTGATTAAGGGATTCAATGGTGGCTACATGTATGCCTATCATCAGGGCACCCTGAAATCCCATCCCGAGAAGAATATTTTTAGTCACATTCATGATGCCTTACAATACCTCTGTTCAAAAGTAAGAACAGTTGATATGAAGGCTGGAACTGCGATCATTAAACCACTAGAACCAAGATACGGTGGGAGAGTTCCAACACAGTCGGAGGTACCAGCTAATGTCTAATGCAGTTTTGGTTGCCACCAACTCAGCCAATGCAACTGAGAATATGAAATTTAGATTAGAATACCAAGTCGAAGGTGGAGGCAAAGGTAATTTTGATTGGCAGCCTACATTTGGACAGACTAACGCACAGTTGCTAGCCGATCTCCTTACCACAATCCAGGCTGTCATTTTAGCTAGGCATGGCCTGACTGTCTTGGATAGTGAAGTTTTAGTAATGGGAGTTCCGGCTGTAACAACTCCATAATGGCCTAAGGAAGCAAAATGCCATCTGAAAATTATACACCTACAAGTCCTAAGGGCGGCTATGTCAATGGCAAGGATGATTCCAAAGCCTGGGATTCAGCAGCTCTAGGATTAGCTCAAGGTGAGCCAGCTGTTCCACTTTACACAGCCGAGGACGTGAAGGATGCGCTCTCAGAATATAATCTGGTTAGATTCTTTAATGCCATGTTCGAGGAGGCAGACAAGGTTGCAGCTCCGCGCCTTGAGATTCGCCGGAAGTGCTGGGCCTTGTACAATAACGAGTATGATTGGACGGACAAAGTCTGGTGGCAGCACAAGGCACCAATCCCAAAAGTCCGAGGAGCCGTCGATAAAGCAGTTGCCATCTTCAGAAAAACTCTCCTCAGAATGAACCCTTTCTATGGGATTCAAGCTGAGAGTAGGATGGGCAGAACTAAGGGAAGATTCACAATGTTGCTGACTGATTATCATTTTGATCAGGCCAGCATTATTGAGGCAATGGTTGATGCTTTCAAAGTCGGGCTGATAACATCAGAATCAATCCTAAAGATCTGGTGGATGCGAGTTAGAGATTTCAAACCTAAGTTGGAAGTCACTCAGAAAGAAGAATATACTTATGAGTTTGGCGTGCCAACTGGGAAGTTCATGAAGGAAGAAAGAAGCACTAAACTTCAGCAATATGAGAAGGGAAAGCTAGGAGTAGCTCCAGTCAATCCTGATAATTTCTGGGTAGTTCCAGGAACTCGTGGTAGAATGATCATTGAGAGAGATCAGGCAACCTTGAACGAAGTTGAATCGCTAGCTGCAGAAGGCATTTATGAGAAGGAAGCCGTTACAAGGTTGCGAGAGAAGTTATCATCCGCTACGACAATCATGGAGGACACCACTCCACCTATCACGAACGAAGGTAGGCCGTCAGCAAATAATTATCTTAGACAGGTTGACCTTTGGCATTTCTGGGGAGATATATACAATACGCAGGGCCAGCTTGTTAAGTGTGATGCCAGTTTTACCTTAGCAAATAAAGAAGTTTTGATTAGGAAAGCGCGTGACAATCCATTCTTCCACAAGGACCCTCCGTATGTCCTTGGCACTCCATATAA